GCTTCGGAGTGGCTTGGTTGTAGCGGATTTCGGCAATGCCAGCGAAGCCGCTGACGGTCTGCTTGTTGAACGGGCCGACCATCAGAATCTTCGGCGTACCACCTTCGGTCCACACCTGGGCGATAACATCCTTCAGGATGGTTTCCGTGAAGGTACGCTGCGTACCGTCAACGCGAGTGGCGTTCACCACACCATTGGAAATCGTCGGATCAGAACCGCCAGCGCCCTTGTTGGTGTTGGTGCGAAGGAAGGCAGGCAAGCCAGCCGTCTGACGCGCCGTGGTGTTGTCACCAGCATTCGCGGCCTTGGACGCCAACAGAGTGGCTTCCATGTCGCGCTTCAGTTCGGCGCCGTTCTTCGCCATCTGATAGGCAAGTTCAGAACGACGGCCAGCCTTATCAACGCTCTCCAGGGTGCCGGAGATCACAACCGTCTTACGGCTGATCTGCGTGTAGTTACCCAGGCGAGACGTTGGCGTGACAGCGGCGAAAGAGGTGATGTCATCACCTTCCAGCGCCGCATTGGTGGTGGAAGCCGCCGCCAGCGCGTCCGTCTGCCACTCGAAGAACGTGTTCTTCACGTTCACGCGGGCAGTGTTAGACTGGAACGGGGTTTCTTCCGGCGAGATGTTGTAGATCACATTCGCCAGGTCTTCACGGATGCCTTTGGCATCATAGCGCGTGAAGGTATTAGCAACGATAGTCATAGCCTATATCCTTTCAGAGAAGCGCCGCTAGAACACTAGCGGCATCGTTGACAGTCCCGGTTTTAGCGAGACGCTGCTTTGCACGGGTTAGGTCCGTCACATTCCTTTGGGGTACAGATTGCACGGGGCCGGGCTTCACCGGCCTTGTCGCGGAAACCTGTGGTTTGACCGCAGCCTGCGCTTTCTGCTGACCACGATCATACAGCATGGCTTTACGGAGGATGGCAACGTGTTGCGCCTTTGTAAGACCATTAATGTCTTGTTCAGACGCACCATTCTCCATCAACCAATCGCGCAACATCTTCTTTTCGCCCTGCGCTACCTTCGCATCCTTCCAAGCTGGAATGATCTCTTGTAGCTTCTGCGCCTCAGATGTTAGCGTAGCCTTCAGTTGCTCGGTTTGCTGCTGCTGGAAAGCCTGCGTTAAACGCTGCTTCTCGGCTTCAATAGCCTGAAACTTCGCCACACGATCTTCCTGCACCTTCTTCCACTGCCGCTCCAAGCGAATGGCGTTCTGGGGGTCTTCTTCATAAAGACGATCCCAATCCGGCTCCGCTTCAACTTGAGCGACATTCTGCAACTGCTGCTGTAGCGCCCCTAGAAGAGTGGCGTACTGCGCCCGCTCTTGCCGAATGGCTTCAGCTTCCGCTTGGAACGCCTTGCGCTCTTCCGCGAGTTGCTGGGTCTTTCGGCTATAGTCCGCCGTCCTTGAATATCCGCGCGCCAGTTCGTCCAGCGTCACCTCAACTTCTTCGCCCGCCACCTTTACTTTGACGGCTTGCGGAAGCCTTTCACGAGGTTGCTCTTCGACCTGTGTCTGGTCATCATCTTCAGCGGTTTCCTCGACGGCTTCAGCAGCAGCTTGCGCTACTGATGCCTCCGTCTCGGCGCCCTGGGCTTGCGCTTCGGGCTGCTGCGCCTCACCGCCCTGGGTATCGCTGTCATCAGCGGCCAGAATATCGGCTATGGCATCTTGTGCCTGGTGGATTCCGATCCCGCCTTGGGCGGGGGTGCCGGATGATTCAGACATCAAAAATTATCCTCTCTCAAAACGCCTCTCGGCGATGGAAGCAGCCACTTTGCCATTATCAATAACGGCTTGAAGTGCCCGCAAGAACTCATGCATCCCCCGCATTGTTGCGTGGATGTATTTTTGGTCAGCCTCAAACTTGGCAGTTTTCCACTCGTCAAACAACTGCTCTTCAACCAATGCCACCGCCGCCTTCAGCGTCGGATCATTCATCAGCCTAAGAGCGTCGTTCCCCGCCGCTATCTGAGTTGCGAAATCAACCAAACGGGCCTCCCATTCCACCCGGCGCCATATTAGCGCCCATTACCTGGGGCGGATTCATCATCTGCTGGCGCTGCGCCTGCTGAACCTGGCGCATCATCTCACGATCCCGCTCCATGTCAGCCCGGATCGCCGCCACATCCACCTGGGCGCCATACTTCGCGCGCATCTCGGCAATCTTCAACACTAAATCGGCTTCCATCTGGTCGCGCTCTAAGTCGTCCTTACGGACCATTTCTTCACGACGCAAATCCAGTTCAGCCGCCTTCTTCTGGATGTCAGCCTGGATCGCCGCCATCTGCGCCTGGGCCAGCATTTCTTCCGGCGAAGGCTTCGGAGGTTGCGGAGGCATCGGTGGCATCTGCGCCGGATCATTGAAGAACTGGCTGGCGTCCTTATAGCCCGCCAGCGACACAATCTGCGCTAGAGTATTGCGATACTGTGCCAGCGTAACCAGCGGATTATTCATCCCCGCCAGTTGCAATATCTGCTCCTGCTTCTGCAAAATGTTAGTAAGAACCTGTATCTTGTCCTGCTCGGTGCCACCGCCCAAGGCGATATTCACCACAACATCCATATTTGCATCCCAACTACGGGGATCAACCGGCACAAACTGACCACGCAAGCGGATCATGCGCTCGGCCTGCTGGTTCTGGACCGCCAACTTCAACAAGCCCGTAAACAGCCGCTTCATGCCGCCTTCAGCAAATATGCGGGCAATCAACTCAATACGCTGCTGGGCCGCTGATACCGTAGCCGCCACCGCTGCGCGGGTAGATGATTGCAGGCTATCCGCCGCCAAGCCAGCCGCCGCCTTAGTAATGCCAGTGCGGCTTTCCTTCATGCCGTCCATGTAGTCCAGCATCGGGAAAGCCTGCTGGCCCACAAAAGGCATAGAGAACGGCTGAACCATCCCCGGCGCCCGCATACGGATTACACCACCAACTTCCGTATTCAGCACATCGTCAACATTAACCTGGCCCTCAACCACACCCACACGCGGATGAATGGCCAGCGCCAGACTATCCAGCATATTCCGCTGAATGTTGGATTTGATAAGCTGAATATCCATCACCTGATCAGCAACAGACAAACCGAAGAACGTGTGAGGCTCCGGGTCCGGGCAGAACACCGCAAACGGGATCATGTCCGCCGGTTCGTTCCGCACCACCTCATACCCCTGGCCAATCGTGCAAACGCGGCGGAGTTCCGCAATGCCGTCGCCATCCATGTCGATCTTCACATAAGACTCGACATACAGAACCTTTTTCGCCGCAACATCAGACCGATTAGCCATATCAATGGTGGCTTGCGGGTTACGAATAAACCGCTCTTCGTTGTCCTCTAGTTCATCCACCTCATTGGCGTAAGGCTCAATCTCGTCCTTATCGTACCCCATCGCCACCAGTTCGCTTACCGTCAAAATGCGGCGATGCGCGACAATCGACGAATCATCCAAGCTGATAGCAGCCCGCGCCACCAGCAACTCTTCAGGCGGAACCGCCGCAATCTTCAAGCGTCCCTTGTCCCAGCGACGAACAACACGCACATCATACATATTGGGGCCAGGTATCCCCGTAGTCGGATCAACCTCCCCAGGATAAGCCACCGTCACCTGAACTTCGCAGTTCGGGTCAGAGTTCAGAACCGCCAAACCCGTGTCATCCAAACCACTCATATCCACAGTCTGGATTTCGGTCTGATTGTCCCAATAGAACTTGATAATCCCGGTCTTACAAACCAAAGCATCCTTGAAGGCGGAATAGAAAATCTCGAAGCCCGGATTATCGCGGGTCAGCACATAATTGATGTAGTCCGTAGCCTGCTCCGCCATCGCCACATCTTCAGGGCCATTTGGGGCGAACTCGACAATTTTCTGACTACCGAAAAACACACGCATCAGGCTCGGCAAGATAGCTTGCACCGTGTCACGCACATCGCGGCTAACCACCTGAGAACGACCATCTTCCTCGTTCCCGAATGGCATCCCACGGTAGTACTCAGTAGCAACGGCGCGCAATGGCGAAATGGTGCTGTCGATATAATCAACCGCATCTTCGATCTCGCCAGTAACAATAGCCTGAATGTCGATCTCATCAGGAAGATCGGCATCCATGCCAGCGTCAACTTCCGAGTCTTGCATCTGCTGCGTGATGTCGGAAACCAAATCAGAAATCTTCGGGTCCATGCTTAATCACCCAACAAGCCGGTGAACCGGCGTTTCGGAATACGCTGCTCGTTAATAGCATTCAACAAGCCCAAGCCATACATATTAACGGCTTCCGGGCGCATGACATATTCACCGACATGGACCGTGGTTTTGACCGGGGCATTCTTCTTCTTGCCCTTTACCAAACCACCCTTCCGGTAGCCACCGTCGCCGCCGCCGTCTCCGCCGCCATCGCCGCCGCCGCCACCGTCGCCATCTCCGCCGCCGTCACCGCTGCCATCGCCGCCGTCGCCATCGCCATCGCCGTCCCCATCCCCATCTCCGTCGCCATCCCCTTCGCCTTCACCAGCATCAGAAGCCGCCGCGTCCGCTGCTGCTGCCGCTGCTTCCGCCGCTGCTGCTTCCGCCGCCGCTGCTTCAGCCGCCGCTTCCGCGTCTGCCGCTGCCTGGGCTTCCGCCATGGCGTCCGCCACTGATTGGGCGGCGGCTTCGTCGTCTGTGTCTTCGTCAGATGGGGCAGAAGGCGCGGCTGGCGCAGCAGCCGTAACGTCAGCCATCATTGAAGCAATCGCCTCATTCAAGCCAACCTTACCTTCAGCAACATCGCGGCCAAGTTGGTCCGCCATCGCTGCCAAATCAGAAGCCGGAACCCCCGTCAAATCAGACACCGTTGCAGCCATGGCATTCAACGCTTCTTGCTGGGTCATGCGACCTTCAGCAACATCAGTCGCAAAACCAGCAGCCTGCTCACCCATACCGAAGTCGCCTGTAACGCCAGTAGCGTCTTCACCATCAGCCGGATAAACATCCAACAGAGAAGTAATGTTCGGGTTCACCACATTACCCAAGTTAGTCAGGGTCTTGGTGATGGCGCCCGTGTCTGTGGTGGCTGCTGTGGTGCCTGGCCCCTTAGAAGTAGTCAGATCGGTAGCGCCCGTATCCAACAAAGAGGTAACGTCAGAAGCAGTCTTGGTGATGTTCCCCGTATCCGCCGTAGAAGCAACATTAGTCGCCGTCTGACCCGTCGTATCCAACAAAGAAGTAACATTCTGATTCAGCGTACTACTGATGGGCGCCAAATCTTCCCGCGTCGTCTGGCGGTCATCGCTAAGGCGCCGCTGCGTGTTGTATTGCCCCTGCTGGGACTCACGCAACGCAGTGACCTGTTCTGGCGTCAAATCCAATTCGCGGGCACGATCCAACAAAAACCCGCCAAGAGAGTTCACCCCCGGAACACCCGCCGCCTGATTAAGAAGAGTCCCAAGTGCAATACTAACCGCACCAACCGGACCCGTAGCCAACGCCATAAGCGCATTCATGGTGCCGGAATCATTCGCAATCATTTCAAGATCGCGGTTAAAATCTCCCGTGCTGGTCAGCGCACCACGCCCAACAGATGTCGGCGTCCAATCGCCATCACCTTCCCAAAACCTTTGGTCCTGATTAACAACAGGAGGCGCTTCAGGACGCGTCCGCATCGGCTGAAAGAAGCGATGCTCGCCAGGCGCATCATACGTCGCAACAGGGCGAAGAAGCGGATTAAACTGCCAGGACCAAGTATCAGACATCAGCTATCTTCCTCTTCATCGTCACCCTGGGGCAACATCACCTTCGCCATCAAAACCGTCTCGCGCTGGCGTTTGGTCATCGGCTTCGTAATCGGCCCACCAACTAACCACGCGCTACAAGTGCGCGATGCCGCACATTTGAACTCCAACAATTCACAATAGCCCAAGTTCGCCGCCTTAGATACTTCGGGCGCATACGTCTCATCGTTGCTCTCTTCCCCCTGGATGCCCTTAACAATACAAGCCATCATTTCCGGGGTCTGGAT